AAGAAAGAAAGGTCTACCCCATTCTTTTTAAGGGATAAAGATGCTTATAAAAAAATTAGATGAGAATATTATCTATTATGAAAATGTATTAGATAACCCATATGAATTTATTGAAAAAATAGAAAGTTTAGATATATCTAATAATAATTCAAGCCATATTAGCAAGTGGGAAAAGTGGAGTGCAAGTAATGCTGATCAGCAGTACGGCATTTCTAAAAATGGTAGATTTTCTAATATGCATTACAGCACTGCGGAAGATATAGAAACCTCATTAATTTCGTATAAAATTAAAGCAATATCTGATTTATGTTTTGCTAACTATAAAGCTAACACTGGAGTGGATATGCTTAAGTTACCAGATTACTTTAGTATTAGGAAGTATGATACTGGAGCAGACATGGGAAAGCACGTGGATTCAGAGGATCCAACAGATAAGTCTCACCCAGTAGTTTCTGGAGTTCTTTATTTAAATGATAATTACGAGGGTGGAGAAATTTACTTTCCAGAACAAGAAATTAAAATAAAGCCAAAAGCTGGAAGTATGATCATGTTTCCATCCTATAGACCATACTTTCATCACCCATTAGCAATTACTAAAGGAAATAAATACATGATTCCATTTTTCTGGTATCCATTAGAAACGGTTTGGGAATAAATGTATAATGAAAGCAAAACAAAATTTTTGGTCAACTCTATATGAAAGGTCACAAACAAAAATGATGTACTTACCCAATGTTCTTGGAGATAGCTGTGTTTATTTTAGAAATACTATCTCTGAACCACAAAAATTAATAGAATTTATTGAAGAGTGCGAAAAAGATCAATCAACACATAAGTACCTAACCAGCTGGTCAGAGATGACTGACTCTATTATGTTTAAAAAGTTTTTGCTTGAAGAAAGCGATATATCAAAAAGGAATAAACAAAAGCTTCTTTATATATATAATAGCTTTAAGGCTGGGATAGACTATTGTAAAGAACATTATTCTAATTTTGCTAAACAAGAAACATCAGATATAAAGCCTTTATATCTATTTAAGTCTAAGCCACTATCAGAAGGAGAAAGAGATCAGGAGTACTCTTTGCCAGATAGCTCACAATCTATTTCTGTTTATTTGATGATGAATACAGAAGCTGAAGGTAAGGCATTCTGTTTAAATAAAGAAAAGTCTATATATATCTACCCAGAGCCATGGAGTATTGTTATGGTTCCAGATAATCTTTCACACTCAGAAGGCATCAATGCTAATAGTGAGTTGTATTATTTAAAGACAAAGTTTGAGCTAGGGGCAGAAAAGCTGCAATGCAGTAATCTGCTATAATTAAATAATGTCATATTTAGCATCAGTACTCAAAGACTACCCAGTGGGATTCTGGCCACTTTCTTCAAGTGCAGAGGATAAGTCTGGATGCGGAAATGACGGGGTTGTAAGTGGCACACATCAGTTCGGCAAAAATTCTTTAATACCGTACTCTGGTGAATCAACAAGAATAGCTGGATCATCGTATATATCAATACCGCTAGATAAAGATTATTATTCTTCTTCTGTTTTGCCAGCAATTGCAAATAGCTCAAGTTCAACAAAAGAGTTTACTATAGAGCTATGGTTTAAGCCAGAGTCTGATTTCTTACAAGAGTCTCCTTTGTTTGCTGACGTACTAAACGGCACTGGAATTTTTTATCAAAACGGTAATATAATATTTAAAATAGAAGACGTTTCGTTAGAGTATACATTAAGCAATATAAATAAATCTTTATATATCGCATGTATTTATGGTGTTAATAGTATGTCAATATATGTTGACGGAGAAATTGTTGCTACAAAAAATACAGACGGTTTTAAATTTGAGGCAGAGGGTGTAGATTTTCAGGTTGGCCCAGTCGTTGGACCGTCGGATTCATTTTTAATTAATGGAATTTCTGTTTACAGGTATGCATTAAGCTCAGATCAAATATATGGAAGATTTTCTAACTTATATAATATACCTCCAATACAAATAGCAGATCCAAATAATGGTTCATTATTTGAGATTAAAAATAAGGCATATGGTAGAAAATTTACATTTAGTTATCCAATCGATAAAGACTGGTCAGAAATAGCAGAAAGCCCTGTAAGGCGCAATGAAGGTTACGGGTACATAGAACTAAGCCAAACTGATGGCGAGGTCTCTAAAGAGCTTATAGACGTTCTATCAATACCATCTATGGAAGAGTACAACCACTCAGTAATAGAATGGGAGGGAGACAATGGAGTATCAATCTATATATCTCAAGATAACTCTACTTTCAATGAATGCAAAAATGGTCTTCCTCTTCCAATATCTGATTTTACAAAAAGTGTTATTTATTTAAAGATAAAATTTACTTCAAGTAATGCTCAGCGCTTTAATCCAAGATTACATAAATTAAATATATCTTTCTTTAAAGATGTAAGAATTTATTCAGAAAATAGCGCCAGCTATATTGCAAAGTCAACGGGCGGAAGCCATGATTTTGGTTTCACGTGGAACAATAAGCCAATACTCTCACAGTCTAAATATAACGGTCTACGGGCAGAGGCTAAATTCAGTTTATACACAGACAGAGATGTCCATACCCTAGAAACCTTTTATACACCAGATTCTCTTGAGGCAGGATCATTATTTGATCAGCTTTCATGGAATGGGGCGGGAACACTAAGTAATCCCAATATCCTAGCCCTATATATCAACGGAGAAGACAAGACATCAGAAACATCAGTCTCTGGCTTATTTGAGGTAGGACAATTACACCATGTTGTAGTAGTCCTATCAGACTCAATTACTGAAGAAATAGTATTTAATGATGGATCAAATGAGGCCCTATATCAGTATATAACCATATATGAGAGCCAAATGGATGCAGTTACTGCACAGGCTCATTATGAGATGTATGTGGATAGTGTCTCTACTATTGCCGTCGGCGGGTCACTGTCAATGACAGAAAATTCAATAAACTACTATGATAATGATTGGGTAGTGATACAAAATATTTAATTTTGTCATATAGCATGACAAGATATGGACTTTGGCACTATAAAGTGGTAGAATAGTCAACATATGGATATCAAAAGAACTGGATTTAAAGTTAATGACCACGAGTCAACGCTTGGCATATACGTTTGGAAAATGCCAGATGGAAGATGGATTGGCGACGACGATGGAAATTTTCTTTCTATAACCTCAAAAGAAGGTAATAGAGAAAGAATGAACTTGCTTGCTGACGCAGTTAGATCATACGGTATTTATGAAGGACAACCTCACTTTTTATCTGGTCGTAGAAAGATTGATGACGAAGAATTTGAGTATCAACAGCAGAGATTGAAATGGGGTCTAACTCCAGATCCTCTTGATATTGGTGTATACAAGGATAGTCTTAAGGAGTTAAACGGTGGCAAATAATATGATGGAATTTGAAGATGAAAACAACTCTGTCGAAGAGATTGAGATTTCAAATACAGCAGACTGGATGAAGTTCTCTTCTCCAGTTGTGCAAACAAGCAATGATCCATTTAAGATTGAAAATGAAGAAATTTTAAAGGTATCAGGAATGTCTCCTACTTTCAGAAGAAAAGTAAGTAGAGATTTGCAAAAACGTTTTACTGGAATTGATGGAGCACAGACACAGCAAAATCTTTTACAGCAGGCAGTCACTGGCTATGCAATGTTTGATTTGGTTGAGCCACCATATAACCTTGAATACCTATCTTCTATTTATGAAATATCTCCATATAACTACGCAGCTATTAATGCGAAGGTGGCAAATATTGTAGGATTAGGTTTTGATTTTATTGAAACAAGAAAAACAAATGATGCTCTTGATGAAATTGCAGATGAGAAGCAATTAGAAAGAGCACGACGAAAGCTAAGCAGAATTAGACAAGATCTACATGAGTGGCTTGAAGATTGCAATGATGAAGAAACATTTAAAGAAACATTAATTAAGTTTTATACCGACGTTGAGTCTACAGGAAATGGATATCTTGAAATCGGAAGAACTACATCTGGAAAGATTGGATATATTGGACATATCCCATCCAAGACAATGCGTGTAAGAAGATTACGTGATGGTTTTATTCAGTTGCTTTATGGCAAGGCTGTGTACTTTAGAAACTTTGGCGATCAGGAAACACCAAATCCTATAGCTGGTGGACTTGATAGACCAAATGAAATTATTCATTTGAAGAAGTATACCCCTAAGAATAACTACTATGGAATTCCAGATATTATTGCTGCTCAAAATGCAATGGCTGGAAATGAGTTTGCAGGAAAGTACAACCTAGATTATTTTGAAAATAAGGCAGTTCCAAGATATATTATTACTGTTAAGGGTGCAAAGCTTTCATCAGAGTCAGAGCGTAAGTTGCTTGAATTTTTCCAAGTAGGATTGAAGGGTAAAAACCACAGATCTCTGTACATACCTCTTCCAGCAGATTCTCCAGACTCAAAGGTTGAATTTAAAATGGACCCAATTGAGGCGGGGTCTCAAGAGTCATCATTTAATATTTATCGTACATCAAATAGAGATGAAATATTAATGGCTCATAGAACTCCTATTAATAAGATAGGAACACCAGCTGGTGTTAATTTGGCAGCAGCTAGAGATGCCGATAAAACATTTAAAGAGCAGGTTTGCAGACCAGCTCAAGAAAATTTAGAAAAGAAATTAAATAAAATTATTGAAGAAATGACTGATGCCTTGAAATTAAAATTCAATGAATTAACCTTGACAGATGAGGATACTCAGTCAAAAATTGATGAAAGATATTTAAGATTCCAGGTAATGACACCTAATGAAATTAGATTAAGAATGGGTCTTGTGCCAAGAGAAGGCGGAGATAAACCAGTAGATTTAGCAGCCCAGGCTGCTGAGGTTAAAGCTCAGGCACTTCAGACCAGAACTAGAGACCAGGAAAGATCCTCTAACTCCCCAGATATTTCGGGGGATGGTAGAAATGCAAAGGGAGATGGAAGACAAGTTGAGTAGTCCTGCTCAACCATTATTTGCCTTTTTATATATAGCATATTAAAATTAACTATATGAATATCGAAAAATCCTATTGGTCTTCTAATGGCGATGCCATTAATTTATCAGTTCCTTTCACTAAAGTCAACCGTGAAAGACGAACTGTATCTGGCTTTGCAACGCTAGATAACATAGATCAAACTGGTGATTTGGTTACAGCAGAAGCAAGCCTAGAAGCATTTGAAAAGTTCCGTGGAAACATTCGTGAGATGCATGGATCAAATGCAGTTGGCAAAATGTTATCCTTTAGACCAGAAACATTTTATAATCCAGAAACACAAGAGATGCACACTGGTGTATATGTAGATGCATATGTTTCAAAGGGCGCACAAGATACCTGGGAGAAAGTTCTAGATGGAACTCTTTCAGGTTTTTCTATTGGCGGAAAGATTATTGAATCAGATAATGAAGTAAATAAGTCTACAGGAAAGTCTGTGCGATTTATTAAGAAGTATGCTTTACTTGAGTTGTCCCTTGTCGACTCACCAGCAAATGAATTATGTAATGTTCTTTCTATCTCAAAGTCAAACGGACAAATGGTATATAAAGGAATTGCAGTAGAAACAGAAACAGAAAATATTTTTTATTGTGAAGAAAGCGATTCAGTTTTTCTATCGCCAGAAGAAACATATGTCTCACCAGTAAGTGGAAAGAATGCAACACTAATTGGATGGGTAGAAAAGAATGATAGCAATAAGGCTAAAGAAATAAATAAGATTCTTGATTCGTTTAAGAATTCAAGATTACCGTTGCCTGATACACATATCGCAAAACAGGCAATTGGAGAAGGAGGTAATGAAGTGGAAAACGTAGAGAATACAGAAATTGTAGAAAAGCTACGGGCACCAGAAGCTCCAGCAGTGGAGCCAGCAGCAGAAGTTGTTGCTGAGCCAGTTGTTGAAGCGACTCCAGATTCTCCTGCATCTGATGAAGATGCCGCAGAAGAAGAAGTAGCTACAGAAGACACTTCTGCCGAAACTCTCGAAAAGGCAGCCGACGTATCAGAAGTTGAGGTTGATGAACCTGATTTTGCAAAGATGCTCGGTGATCTTAAGGGATTCTTTGCGGAAACCCTTAATAAGGCGTCGGAAAACAATGCTGCACAGGTTACAGAGATTAAGTCTACTGTTGAATCTTTCAGCAAGAGTGTCGACACAAGAATTTCGGAGTTAGCAGAACAACATACTGCTTTATCAAAAGCAGTTGAAGAAATAAAGAACACAATCTCTACAGTAGAGAAGCGTGTTGACGCAGTAGAATCAGATACTGCAATTAAGAAGTCCTCAGACCTCGGCGGGTCTCAGGAGATTACAATCAAAAAGTCAAGATGGAACGGTTCTTTCCTCGGTTCTGTCAATGAACTATTTAACTAAAGGTAGGTGAAAAAAATAATGAGCAATGAACTATTAGAAAAAGCAGTTGCAGCTGATACTACCGTAACAGGTACTATGGAAGGCGCTCTCTCAGGTTCTGGCATCCACGTTGGTGCTACATCTAAGGGTGGTCTTTTGAATCCAGAGCAGTCTGCTCGTTTTCTCGATTACATGTTCGATGCAACAGTAATCGGTAAGGTGGCTCGTACAGTTCGAATGAGAGCTGACACCACCGAGATAGATCGTATTGGTGTTGGTGAAAAGCTAATGAAGCTTGCTACTGAAGCAGATAATACTGCATCAAATTCAGCAGTTACTTTCTCCAAGATCTCTCTCACAACAAAGAAGCTTCGCCTAGATTGGGAACTTTCGACTGAATCTCTTGAAGACAATATCGAAGGTGCTGATCTCGAAGATCATATTGCCAGAATGATGGCAACACAGGCAGGTAACGACATTGAGGATGTTCTCCTTAATGGTGATACCTCTCTAACAGGAGATGCACTTTATAAGTCTTTCGATGGTGCTGTTAAGCTTTCAAAGGCTAACGGTCACGTCGTTGACGCAGAGGGTGCTGCAATTTCACGTGCTGTATTCAACAGCGCATTGAAGGCACTTCCACGTAAGTACAAGCAGCGTCGTGCAGACCTTAGATTCCTTTCAGGTTCAAACTTGATCCAGGATTATCTATACTCTGCATCACTACTTGGAGATTACGGCTCAAACAACCCACAGGATATCGCTTCAAGCGTAATCCGTGGAGCTGGCGTACAGCCACTAGGTGGCCCAGCAGGATATGTCGCACCATTTGCGTTCGGCATTCCAGTAGTTGAAGTTCCACTTCTTCCAGAAGCACAGGACGGAGACTACTCTGGCGCAACAGGAAACCACGGTGATATTCACTTGACATTCCCAAATAACGTTGTTATTGGTATCAAGCGTGATGTTACTGTATATCGTTTCTTCTGGCCACGTAAGGACTCTATCGAGTACACAATGTATACTCGTGTAGGTGTTCAAATCGAGCAGGCAGACGCTTGGGTCGTTGTTAAGAACGTAAAGGTTGCTTCCTAATTTTTAGGAATTAAACTGCCGAAAAGCCCCTAATTAAATTTAGGGGCTTTTCCTTTTAATTGACTAATGCTATAATTTATTTAAGTAGAATAGGAGATTTTATGTCATTTGAGACATTAAAAGTATCTGAGTTAAAGAAGGTAGCCGAAGAATTCGGTGTAGATACAGAAGGACTAAAAAATAAGTCTGATATTGTGGCCGCATTGGCTGAAGAGGGAATTACCTGGAATCTATATCAGGATACAATAAAGAAAATTGAGGAAGAATCAGTGCCAGTAGAACAAGAAGTTTTACCAAAGTTTGATGCAACTAAAGAGATTGCTGAAGATCAAGTATTGGTTAGAATGACACGAGCTAATTTTAGATACGATATAATGGGTAAGACATTTACAAAAGAGCACCCATTTGTTGCTATGACAAAAGATGATGCTCAGAAAATTTTTGATAAGGAGGAGGGCTTTAGACTAGCAACTCCAGCGGAAGTTAGAGAGTTCTATAACTAAGCCTATAAAATGGCAGAGGTATTAAAAAATACAAACGCTCCAGTTTACCATCAGGTATTCTGGAAAGGCGGTGTACAGGATGCAGATGATCTACCAGTAGTTAAGGTATATGATATTTCTGAAGATCCATTTACCGACTCTCCTTCTGAATCATACTATCTTTTAGATATAACTGCTGAAAAGGATGAAACAAACATAGGGCTGTATGCAGTTTATATACCAGTGCTATACACATCAAGTAATGCTACTCTTAGATTAATATGGCAGTATGAAGTTGAGTCACAAGAAATGGAATACAGCCATGATTTATTTGTGGTTACTCCGTATGCAGATTTATATCAAGCATCCAATATGCTTGGCATAAATACAGATCCATCAGACCCAAACTATAGGTCATATAAAGAACTAGCAGCGGCTGAAAGATATGCAAGAAAAAGAATTGAAAACGCTACTGGGCAAAAATTTTATCTATATAATGATGTTGCCAGAGTAATTGGCTATGGTTCAGATATTTTACCATTACCAGAAAAAATATTTAGGTTAAGAAAATTATATATGAACGATATTCTAATGGTTGATAATGTTACATATCCAAATGTAAATAATTTTGGGTTCGATGTAGAAATTTCAGAGACTGGTTTTGGCTTAAGGATAAATAAATCCAGCTTACTTGATAACACGGTATATGTAGCAAATGGTATGGTTCCACCAACAATACATGACTCAAGTGGTGTGTTTAAGAATAATGTTGAGTACGAGATACAGGCTACATTTGGATGGAAGAAGGTTCCAGACGAAATAGAATTAGCTGCTATAGAGTTAATGAAAGACTTTTTCTCTAAAGACACTGTTTGGAAAAATCAATATATTAAAAATATACAGACATTTGACTGGCAGTTTGAGTATAACTCTGATGTATTGAGTGGAACTGGAAATGCATATGCAGATAAGTTAATTTCTGGATATGTAATGGACAAGGTTGAAATAATATAATGTCATCCGTAATAGATGCCGTTTTATCCATGAGAATGGATGTATATAAACAAGTTGATTTGCAAGATCCAAATACTGGAGCATTAAAAAAAGAGTGGATGTTTGACAGAACAGTAGATTGTCACGCAAAAGGGGTTATAAGTAATTCCGCTACCTCAAGATCTAGCGATAAGCAAACCTTTGATAATAGATATTCTAATGATCAGGTTATACAGGTCAGAACATCTGGTAGGATTACAGCAAGAGAAAAGATAACAAATATACAAAATAGAGAAGGTGTTTGTATATGGACAGAAATAAATTTTCCTAGCGACACTCCAACAGTTTTTGAAGTAGTAGGAACAACTCCTATTACAGACCCCTTTGGCAGAGTTGTAGGATATAACTCTACAATGAAGAGGTCGGAGAATCAGCAAATTGGCATCTAATTTTTTATTTGTAAATGTTGCTAGCGGTTTAGAGCCATTAATGCAGTCACCGCAGCATAGCCATATTAAGCAATCAATGGTTGCTCAAATTTCTGCTGCAGTCTATTATCAAGCTAAAGTATTAGAAAAATTAGAAGACAGCGAAAGCTTTAAAAGACAATTTAGAACTGTTATATTTAATCAGATTGAAAAAGAGTTTGGTCAGTATATAGATGCAAAAGCTAGAACAAGTCCAAAATCACTACATCACGTATATGAATGGAAGAAAATTGGACAGCCAGAGGCTAGGTTATTTAAATTAAATCAGCTAGAAGGGCAAGGCATATCATTTAAAATATCTACAGAACTTCTACCATCAACATCTTTTGTACCAACTGGGAAGGGAAGACATAGACATGTTTTCTCAAATAAGGCAGAGGTTATGGAAGCTGGAAAACCAGTTATAATTTCACCTAAGTATTCAGAAAGATTAGTTTTTGAAATAGATGGAAATACTGTTTATATGCCTAAAGGTGCATCTGTAACTGTTAATAGACCTGGAGGACCAGGAGCTACAAATCAATTCTACCTAGCAACTAATCAATATTTCAAAAGTAATATGGTAAACTTAGCTATAAAGAACTCTGGTTTTCAAAGATTATTTACTGCATCTTTAAAGAAAGCAATGTCTGTTCCATCAGATATTAGAACTGTGAAATATAAGTTTAGTCCAAATATGATTAAAAGCCAGGCTGACTTTGCAGTAAATGCAGCATTCGGAGGTGTAATGTGAGTCCAAATTATAATATAGACTCAATGTATGAGATTAGAAAGTTCTTGTGGCAAGGGCTGCAAGATGCTAATTTAATAGATGCCGATGACTACTATAGCGATAACCTTGGCGAGGCTATAAACCCAATTATTCCAGTACAACAGCTTGCAGAAATGAATCAGTTTTTGAGCGGGAAAACTCATATTGTTTATGACAAAATAGGAATGTCTTATGAGCAAAATTGGTTGATATGCTGCGAGCAATTATTATTTACGATATATTCTACAGATTTTGCAGAGATAAATAGAATTAGAAATTACATGCTGGACCAGTTCAGACGCATGGATGAGTCGGCAAGAGATCTTAATTATTGGGAAGATGTTTCAGATATGGTTAAATTCCATAGCATATTTGTTGCAGACATATCTCCTACAGCCCCTTCAGAGGAGCTACAAGGCTTTCTGGCAGCCGATGTCATACTTGAGGTCAAATACTCTAGGATAACAGACCTAAACGGCAGATTTGCTTAAATTGCTTTAGGCAACTGAATATTGTAAAATTATCTATAGAGGAAAGGGCCTAGCCAGCCACTTTATATATATATAAATAATTTCATGAAATAGGAGGAAACTCATGGCACAAGCAGTAGGTAATGCAAGAAATATTCTTGTTGGTGCTTCACCATTGTTCCTATCAACACTAGATTCCACAGCAGCAGGTTATGATGCAGACATGGAAGCTGGAGTTGCTAAAGCAGGCACAGTTGGTGGAAATAATAAGGTCCCAGCATTTGCTTCAGGTGTATCTTATACAGATACACTAAACGCACAGGATGCTAGATTTGGCGATGACGGAGCATACCGTAACGTTGGTTACACAAATAACGGTCTTCAGATCACCTATAACCCAACATATGATTCTGTAACTGTTGACCAGCTTCTTGATACAGCTAAGCTGTTCAAGTCTGCGATGGAAGTTATGATTGCAACAGAAATGTCCGAAGGTACTCTAGAGAACGTTCTAGTCGTTTTCGGTCAAGGAAGAAGCACTCTAGACGAGTCAGATGGAACAAAGGATGTTTTAGGTTTGGAAGCAGGTGCACTAGGTGCAGCTCCAACAGAGCGTCAATTAATTGCAGTTGGACAAGCTCCAGGAACTGACGTTGAAGGTAATACAATTACAAGAACAGAGCGTGTATATTATGCACGTCGTGTTCTTTCAGTACAGCAGTCACAGTTCTCTTTGGCTCGTACAGCTCCAACTACATTCCCAGTAACATTCCGTCTTCTACCATCTGGTGACGCAGCTCACGCAGGTAAGGAATACGGTTTAATTATTGACCGTGTAGTTACAGCTTAATAATTAATTTTAATTATTAAATAAAGCCCCCAGAAATGGGGGCTTTATACTTGTAACCGTATAATCCTTATGTTATAATAATTGAGACAGCCAAAGGAGGATAAATTGGCAACTACGGTATATAATACAGAAGAAATTGTATTACAAAATGGAAATAAGGTAACACTTAAGCCATTAACTATTAAGCAGTTAAGAAAGTTTATGGTGGTAGTAAATAAGCTATCAGAAACAACTACAGAAGATGAAAGCCTCAGTACATTATTAGAGGCATGTTCAATTGCATTAGAAAAGCAATTAGATGATGTTTCGACTGAAACATTAGAAGACATTTTGGACGTTCCAACTATTAACCGCATCCTAGAAGTATGTGGAGGAATTAAGATGGACGACCCAAACCTTCTAGCGGCGGCGGTTCTGGCTGGTCAGAACTAGACCTTGCCGCATTGGAAGGAGAGATCTTTCTTCTCGGACATTGGAAAAATTACGAGGAGCTAGAAGAAAATCTCTCAATGCCAGAGTTAATACAAACAATTAAGTCTATGCAAAAAACTGAAGAAGAAAAAAGAAAATTCTTAGCTTCGCTTCAAGGTATAAACTTAAATGAAGAAGAAAATAAAGATGCTTTAACTTTTGAAGATGTCAAAAGAAGAGCTCTTGGAATAAATGCTTCAGGAGATGACGTAGTTTCACTTCAAGGAAGTTTTGCACAAGAGTCTGGTTTTGGAATTGGTATGGGGTTAGGGTATAGTAGGAGTAATTAGTGGCTGAAGAAAATATTATCACTAATATTACGGCAAGGGCTGACTTCTCAAGTCTTATAAAAGATTTGAATAGGGTAACGGCCTCATTGTCGTCCCTACAGCAAACAGTTGGCGCAACTAATAAAGCAATCTCTAGTCAAATAGATGCAATCAATAGAGGATTTGCAAATACAGTTAGAAGTACAGGACAGTTTTCTTCACACTATGTTTCTTTATCTTCAGATGTTGAAAAGTTTGGTAGAAGCCTAGACTCTGGAAGATTAAAACTAAAGGATTATTTTAGAACCTGGCAGGATCATACCAGAACCTCTGGCGGATTAATTAGAGATCTTGCAAAACAGCAAGTACAATTACAAAATGCAATCCTCCAGCCATTGGGACGAAATGCCCAAGGCTTAATGCAATTTAATGTCCATGTTCCAAGAGGGCTTGATGTAATTAAAAATAAAACAGCTCTAACAACACAAGAGCTGAAGATTATGAATAAAGTTGTACAGGATGGAGCAGTACAACTTATCAACTGGGGTAAGAATACTCAGTGGGCAGGACGTCAGCTTACAGTAGGTTTAACTCTTCCATTAGCAGCATTTGGTAAAGCTGCAGCAGATGCATTTAGAAGTGCAGATCAAGAGTTAACAAGACTAACAAAGGTTTATGGCGATATAGCTGGTGCAACTTCAGCAGAGCTTGGGCAGATTAGAAATGATGTATCTAAGACTGCAAAAGAACTCGCTTCTAGCATGGGAGTTAATTTTCAAGAAACTATAGCGTTAGCAGCAGACATTGCGGCAACTGGAAAAACTGGAAATGAATTATTATCTTCAGTTTCTGAAACAACTAGATTGGCAGTTCTTGGTGAAGTAGATAGACAAGAAGCTATGAAAGCAACTCTTGCAATACAGTCAGCTTTCAAGTCAAATACAGAAGAGCTTAGCCAGTCAATTAACTTTTTAAACGCAGTAGAAAACCAAACATCAACTACTCTTAATGACCTTGTAGAGGCTATTCCAAAGGCTGGCCCAGTTATTAAGGGTCTTGGTGGAAGTGTTCAAGATTTAGCTTTATATCTTACAGCAATGCGTGAGGGTGGAGTTTCTGCATCTGAAGGTGCAAATGCCCTTAAGTCAGCATTAGCTTCTTTAATTAACCCAACTGATGTTGCTGTTGCAAAATTTGAAGGGTTCGGTATAGATCTACTTGGTATTGTAAATAATAATGCAGGTAATGTAACACAAACTTTGATGTCATTACAAGGTGCATTAGATAAACTTGATCCATTGCAAAAGCAACAGGCAATTGAGCAGTTATTTGGTAAGTTCCAATTCTCAAGACTTAATGCATTATTTGAAAACCTAGGAAGACAAGGAAGTCAGACGCTGCAGGTTCTTGATCTTATGAAGGCAAGCGCAGGAGATTTGGAAAATGTTGCAAGTCGAGAATTAGCAATGGTTACTGAATCAGCAGCAGGTAAATATAAGAGAGCAATAGAATCTCTAAAGGCTGACCTGGCTGGTGTTGGAGAGCAGTTCCTAAATATAGGAACAACAATAGTAACTGTATTAGATAATATTATTGATTTTGGTAAAAAGCTTCCAGAGCCACTTAAAAAGATATTAGCTTTTGGAACAGCATTCACTGCTATGGTAGGGCCAGTAATTATGTTAACTGGTTTGCTTGCAAACTTCTTTGGATACATAGTTAAGGGTGTTTTCCACTTTAAGTCGCTATTTAAGGGTGGAGAGGGATGGAGACTTCTAACTCCAGAAATTTTAGCTGCAGAAAAAGCAGGCTCTTTAGCAGAGCAAACATTTTATAGTGATGCACAAGCCGCTACAATATTAAAGAAAGCATTAGCTGATTTATCAATGGAGTATGATGCTCTAGCAGCACGTCTTGCTTCTGGAAAAATTTCAGTATCTCCAGCACTAACAACGATGGCTGGCTCAATAATTCAACCAGGATCTCCTGGGTATAGACCAGTAAATCCAAACCATCCTCTTGTTGGCGGAATGTCAAGCTCTCACTTAAATCCAAGAGACCCAAATAATCCAGCAACCCTATTTGGCCTAGTTCCAGGAGCCACTGGCGTAAATCAGAAAATCGGTAGAAATCCACAAATTATGATGGAGGAGAGGCTTCCAAATATTGAAGGCTTAACTTCTGTAGGTGGAGTTTCAACTGGAGTTGTAGCATCAGAGGCTGCTAGATATCAGGCACTTATGGCAACACTTGGAATGCAGTCTCAAAAAGAAATTGAAGATTTAAAGAAAACTATTAGAATGGGTGGAGCAGTAAGCTCTCAATTTATTCAAACATTTGATGATATTTTGCCTTTAACAACTCAAATAACTCAAAATGTTGCAGCACAGTCAGCAGCAGTAATTGCAGAGCTAAGAGCTGGTAAGTTAACTGTTGATCAAGCTAAGGCTCAAATTATTGCATTGAATGCACAACTTGAAGCAGATCTAGGTAGAACAGTAAGCGCATATGCTAGTTCAACTGGAAGAAGCATAGATTTAACTAGAGTGCCACTAATAGATCAGCCAGTAGTTGATGCAACTGGAAAGTCAAATATGAGAGCATTATTTAGAAAGGGCAGAATGCGTGATATCATGCAAGCCCTTGGAAGAGCTACCAGAACAAGAACTATGGGTGCTCCATACAGCATAGAGACTACTAATCTGCCTAAGTTTAATACTGGTGGTCAAGTTTATGTGTCACCAGGAAGCGTTGTTCCTGGCCCTAACGTTAATGCGGATGTCGTACCAGCAATGCTTACTGCTGGAGAGTTTGTTGTTAATAGAGAAGCTACAGCAGCTAATTTACCATTACTACAAGCAATTAATGGTCAAGGTTCAAGGGGCCCAGGGTTTAATTTAGGATCTTCAAGAGAAATTAGAAACAGATATTCTGGAAGACAACTGGCACATTTAACAGATGCAATTACTGGAGACACTCTTTCTGTAGATGCAAAAGCTAGACTTATGAGGCAGTTTGGTTTAACTTATGATCAAGTTTCTGCACCAAGTACTAGAGTTAATAGCTCTTTATTTGCAGCATATGATAAGTTCTTTAATCAGGGTACAAATGATGGGAATTTAAGTATAAGTAAAGCAATAGATTATTTAAGTGGTAAGCCAGTATTTGATCCAAAATTTGCAAAAGGTCCAGTGGTTCATAACCCGCTAATAGCATATGAAGGAATGATGGCAGACCTTGGAATACCAGTCAAAGACAGACCAGCATTTGCAAGATCGCTAGATGCAGCAATTGTTTCAAGGTTAAAAACTTTAGCAACATCTGGAGCAGATACTCTTTCAGATTCACCAACAAGACCTGGACAAGTTAAAGCATCCATAATTGGAGATGCCATAACAGATCAGATAGTTAGTTCAAAAGATCCAAGAATTATTAAAGCATTAGAAAGATTAAAAACCCCTGGAGAAGTTAGAGTTTATAATCCAAGACGTGGAACAAGTGATAGGTTTTTCCCTAAAGCTACAAGTAGAATTAGTACGCTTCTTGCATCAATAGTTGCAAAAAGAAGAATGCCTTCAGTATCTGCAGCAGTTGCTGCGGCATTTCCATCAATAAGAACTAAGATTGCAGATCAGCCAGCAGCGCCAACAAGAAGCACACTACCTAGAGGAACGTTTACCCCTGGAGCATACAGAGGATATTTCCCAAGAAGAAATCGTGGCGGAGTTATTGGATATAATTCTGGAGGTTATGTACAAGCATTGAATAATGGCGGAATAAAAACTGATCTTGGAATGCCAACAATGGGTCCTACTGCTCAATGGAGGGGAGACCATGTTTCTCCTATGCAAAGATTTAAGGGTCAAGGCGGACCAATGATGGCTGGATTCGGATTGCAGATGGCAGGACAAATGATAGGTGGTCAAGCTGGAAATGCAATGATGTTTGGCGGACTTGCAATGCAACTTTCTCCTTTGTTAGGAATGATGAAGGGTCTCAGCGCTTCAATGATTTCATTTAAGTCTATAGGAACAGTAGCAATGAGTGCGGTTACTAAGACTGTTGGTGTTCTAAGAGCTGCTCTTGTATTCTTAACGGGACCAGTTGGAGCAACAATTGCAGCATTGACAGCAGTATCTATAGTTTTATTAAATATGAAGAAGAATGCAGAAGCAGCTGGAAAAGCAAATAGATTAGCTTTAGGCGGAACTTCTGAATCATTCTCTTCTGTTGGAATTAAAAATTATAAAACTGTTTCTGACAGACTTAAAGAAATTAATGACCAGATGGAGCTTAATAGGGCAAAGGCAAAATCTATTGCAGATTCATATAATCAAGCAGGCCCTACAGGTGTTACTTTATCAATCAAGCAATTAAATGAAGCAATTAAAAATGCTAAAGCAAATCAAAAAGATTACGTGGACGCATTTAACTCAATTGATCCTTCTAAGGTAGTATCTTATGCTGCACAGATTAAAGCACAGTTTGTAGCTATGGGAATGAGTGCTGAGCAGGCATCTAATCAAATATTTGCAATAATTAAAGCTTCTGAAAAAGCATCTCAAGCATTTTCTGCTGTATCATCTTCAGAATTTAGAAATATTACAAGTCAGGTTACAGCACTTAAATCATTATTTACCACAATGGCAAAAGCATCTAGCTCATCTCTATTTAACGCAGAAGAGTTCACACAAGGCTTAGATACGCTAGTATCTTCAGTTCTTGCATATAGAGATTCATTAATTGGAACTAAGGATGCTGCACAAAATATATTAGATGAGTCTGATGCAACCAAGAAGGTAATGGATGAGATCAGCAAGGTAAAGAATGCCGATGCCCAGCTAGACCAAAAGGTAATTCAAGGACTCAAGGAGCAAAGCTTAACTTATGCAACAATTTTAAATTCAGCAGAAAGCTTAGAGAGTATAACTGCAAAAATATTACTATACCAGTCAGGATTATCAAATATAGTTGATTTAGCTGCAATGGGAGCACAGGCTGCAGTTACAATGGCAAAGAATTTATCAGTAATACAAGGTGGAATTAATAATATTACTGAAAGCACAGATCCAAAACTTAACCCATTATCAGGCTTAGCTGTTTCCATTAATGCAGCTGATAAAGCTCAAAATGCATTTAATAATAAAATTAAAGCTGCAAAAAAGATGGATGAAGATTATTATAAGAACAAAATCAAGGCAATAGATAAGGTTATAGATAAGCTTCAAGAAGAAGCAGACGAAAGAATTAAGGCAATTCGTGCAGAACAAGATGCAAGAAATGTAGCCACCGATATACAGCAAGAGCAGCTTAAGTATCAGCAAGCCCTCATGGCTGGAGATATGGAATCTGCAGCACAGGCACAGCTAGAAATTCAAAGACTTGTAAAACAAAAGCAAGAAGAAGATGCTATTGCAGCAATTGAAAAGAAGTTAGCTGAGGAACTAAAGAAGCAAAAAGCTGAGCAAGAAAGATTAGCAGATCTTGATGAAAAGAGAAGAAAGGGTCTTGAAAATATGACCACTTCTTCTCAAGCAAACCAAGCTTCATCTTCTGAAATGAAGTCTGCAAGAGACAGGCTAGAGGCCATAATAGCGCCTTTCTCTGGGAAAGACATAAAAGATGTTCCAAAGGATGTCAGAGACCAAGTTGTTACTATATTAGAAGAAATGAAGAATAGCACAAACAAGGCTTTGAGAGATGAATACTCAAGATTGTTTAATGAATTTAGAGGAAAGGCTGGCAAGGGGCCACAGGATATAGCAACGCCTTTAATTAAAGAATTTTTAAAGTCTATTAATAACTACGGTTCACAGGCTGGTAATTCAGAATTTTTGGCTGCAGTTAAGCAATTCTCTGCAGCAGTTGATGCCTTCTCTGGCAAGACAGGCTTACCTTTCTTTAAGCCAGGAGCTGGAGATTTTAAGAATAATAAGTTTGCTCCAGATACTACATTTATGCAATTTACGGATTCAAAGGGTAAGAATCCAATTCAGTTCATGGTGGCTTCCTATGATTATGAAAATGCTTATAATAAGTACACAGCAGCTGGCTGGAAGTTTACAGGATATTCTGCAAATAAAGTTCAGGGTATTAATGAAATCAAATACATAAAAGGACTGCCAGCAAAGAAGTCAGCGATGGGCGGATTAATATCTGGCCCAGGAACTGGTACCTCAGATTCAATTCCAGCATTACTTTCTAACGGAGAATTTGTTATAAATGCTGCATCTGCCTCTAAGATAGGATATCCAACTCTTGAAAAAATTAATAAGTATGCTGGCGGAGGAATGGTATCTTATGATGTGCCTAAGATGGCAAGTGGCGGATTAGTAAATGGATCCCCACTAGGACAAGTATTCCATGTTGTAAATAACCCAGAGATTAAGGTATATGCTGCAGAAGGACAAAATGCAGAAGAGATAGCAAGAACTGTATATAAGCTTGTTGCAAAAACACAAAAGGATGCTATGATTAAACTTGGAGAACCAATAGGTTACGGAGGAAGAAATTAAAAATGGCATTTGAAAATTTACCAAAAGGTTCAATTCTATATATAGAAGCTAAAGACCCGCTAGCTATAGATACTGGAACTACAACCAATAATTTTTCTTTTGGTGGAGCAACTCTTTCTGCACCAGGGCAAAGATATACTTCTTCCGTTGCCTCTAGAAATAAGTTAGCTTATTCAGATATTAATAATATGAAATTTAGAAGAGTTTCAGAGCATAATAGATCAGAATTTTCTATAAGCCCAATAAGAATAGAGCAACAGACAAGAATGGCAAATGGATATATGCGTAAATATTTTACAGCAGAAAAAAAGCAATTTTCCTTATCTTGGGATATGCTACCATCATATAGAAATGAAACTGTAGATGGTGCATGGGCTGCGGAAGATCTAAAGTATTTTTATGAAAGCTCAGCAGGAAGAGGCTCATTTCGAATAAGAATTAACCCAACAGTCCTTACTCCAGCAATGTACCTTGAAGACTCTTCTAGCCAGCTTTTAGATGACTATACTTATACAGTAGTTTTTACATCATGTAATTTTACTGTTGCTAAGAGAGGTATTCAGCCTTACTGGAATGTAAGCATGACTTTGGAGGAGGTATAATAAATGGAAATTTCTCCATCTCTAAAAACACTGCTAAATACCTCACAGTCTTTGCAAATAAACTCAGGATGCTTCATTGAGTATAATATGAATAATATGCTGGATAGCATATCTGTATCTTATCCAGATGATTTAGAAGTATTTTATAAGACACATAATAACTCAGATGGAACAGTGGTTGATTCATTTAATAAATATAGAAAGCTTTTCCCTGTAGACTCCGTAACAAGACCAATCCGCCCACTCAATTCTGGAATTAAATACTTTATATGGACAGAAGGTAAGACAGAGGTTAGTGAAAGTTCTTTTGAGTCTCCAAGAGTTTCTTTATACCCAGTAGATAAAGCTAGGGTCTACTATCCAGGAGTGGAAAATCAATATAAGTATTGGGTTACTCCTATTAATAAAAATGCTGATATTACTGTAAACTATTCCGTATCAACAGCAAAAATAACTCAAGCTTATTTTAATGGAACATCTGTAGTATATAAAACATTTTTTCCTCATGGGTTCCTGTCTGGAATGAGAGTAAATATAACTGGGCTATCTATATCTGCATATAATCTTTCAAATGTTTTAATTTCTAATATAATAGATCAGTATACATTTGAGGTTAGCAGCTCTGCAGTCGGAGCCTGGGCAGAAAATCAAAATGGAACAGCCACCCTAGTAACTGCTACTAAAGCAGCAACTGCTAATAAAATAGTTATAAGATTTGAAAAGTTTCACGATAAGCCAACCGCTATAAATGTTACGATAAATGCTGAAACTCCAATAGCTTTGACAATACCAGCAAGTGACTGGAGCGGAGAGCATATTTTATATTACAATGGTTCATCTTGGTCTACATCTAAACCATCTTCTCCGTCTAGTCCTATAAACGTATCAACCGTTAGGGTACAGGCTACAAATAGCGCATCTGGAAAAGCATTAGGCGTTATAGAGGTTTCAGCTAGATGGTACAAAGATATATCTTCAGATATAGTGTCTATGAAAATATCTAAAGAGTCTTCTTCAGATAACACAAGAATATTACCTGTTGGATATGTTACGGCAAACGATATGAGCTTAGAGTTAGTAAAATATGATCAAGACCAGGTTAAGATATTAGAGTATAATAAGTCTGACAGCATAGATGCCTCAAAAATATATTTATATAAAAATGCTGAGCTAACACCGTACATAGAAGTTGAAGGAAATAAAATTAATCAAGGATATTTTTATATTAAAAACTTTGATATAGATCAATATGGCTCAGCAAGCGTAATGGCATTAGACTCAGCTAAATTTTTAATGGAAACAATTGCTCCAGAAATTTTATGCGAGTCATATCCAGCTACAGCAGTCCTAAGAAGATTGCTGGATTCAGTTGGATTTTCCAGCTATAATTTTAATGTAGAAGAAAATGATGACTCAGTTCCAGTGATAAATTATTGGTACTCCACTAATACAGAAACAGTCTGGGGGCTAATACAAGACTTATGTCGAGACATTCAAATGAATGCTTTTGTTGATGAAAATAATGTTTTACAGTTCTATAGTAGAAATAAGATATATAATAACTTAAGTGTAGACTGGCAATTTTTTTATGACACTGAAATGTCTGGGGCATCAGTAGTTGGTCTACCAAATATTCAGTCTTTAAATAAACAAGAAATTGCATCTGCTAATGAGGTTCAAATATTATGGAGTTCTCCAGTAACTTCAAACTACCTAGGTAACTCTACATTTATTTGGCAGACTCCCACTAGATTTTTGGGAGCTGGAGGACTCAAAACTTCGATAGAGAGAGATACAACTCCTGTTGATACAATACTTGATATTGATTTAAATACATACGCAGACGCATATAGCGAAGCTCAATCACTATACAGTTTTAGCGGGTACGTGTTAATAAATTCTGAAGTTATAGAATATGATGCTATACAATATCAGTATGTTCCAAAAGAAGCATCGGATGATGCGGTGCCAGAAAAAATTTGGGTAACTTCCGCTTTAGATTTAAATAAATATAGATGGTTATCAAAGCCAGGCTATAAAGACCCTAAAAAACCAGAAACAGCTTTCTTTAGGCCAACTGGAAAGTACAGGGTAAAAACAAGAGGAGCTCTTGGAACTAATAGGGGAGAACATCCAGCTTCTGCAATTGATTTTGTTAATCCGAGCCATTCAGAAGATTTAACTAAATGGAATCAGGGGGTGCTAGAGTTTAAATGACATATCCAGATAGAAATGAATACAGTGGTATATCTAGTTCTTTAAATTTAAGATTTACACCAACAATAACCGACAATATGGATGGTTCTGTTGAAATATCAATAGATAGCTCATTTGTTACAACACTTCCATCTCTATATAGGGTAGAATATAGAAAAGCTTCAGATACATCATTACCATTCACAACTGTCACAAGCCCCATAGGCGTGTTAACAATTTCTGGCTTATCCAGAGGTACGACATACACTTTTAAAATAAGGGCAGAAGACGGTTCGTTGTATGGTAACTATTCAATTGTTGAAAAATATATTTCAAAAGACTCAAAGGTAGCAGGCGATGGTTCTAAGCAGGTTAATGGATCAAGCCAAACAAAATCTTTGTTAGAGTTAACTAATACAAAAGATAATTTTAAAAATAAAAAGTGGGCTATTGTATATAAGAGATTTGATAATATACCAGTAGAGCCAGAGGGTGATACTGAGACATACTATTCTTATGGAACTGCTCTCTACATGGATTCTAATTTTGACAACCCAAATCAAAGCGCAGCTATAGGATTCTTTATTTCCAATCAGGGCCAGAAAGGGTACTATCTATCGCTAGAGACAACCAGCCTAGCAGCATCTGCAAATAAAAAAGAATTAAGAATTATGAAAGCAACAGGTGGAGGCAATCTAGTTGCAATAAAAGACAGTCAGACTACAATAGCGGAGAGCTTAAACGGTGTTTATGGCGGAAGAGAATACTTGGTAAACATAAAGGTTAAGTTTAAAAGAGTTGCTGGAGTAAAGACAGTTAATATATATGGATCAGTAAATGGGTATAAGTTTTCTGCGACAGATACAGACTATGAAAATACAGAAGAAAAAACTAAAAATGTTGCGCTTACTCCAACAAAACAAGTAGCACTAGTTTGTAAATCTGGTAAGGTAGCTTTTGATTATGTCTACGCAACAGATATCAAGGATAAGAAGTCTTTTGATAGATTACAACTTGTCGGATCTATACAGAATGGTATATTTAACAATGATTTCCTTGAGTCTGGATTTGGAAATTTAATATATAATCAAAATACCGATGAGGATGCAAAAATAATTCCAGCTGACGCAATTGAAGAATTTGGTACAACTGTTAGAGAGATACATACAGCTAAATTAAAATTTGATGCAAGACCAGTCTTTCCAATAAACATATCGACTGGTTTAAATACTGGAGCAAGTCTAATAGGATCTAAAATGGGAAGCTTTGATGCTGAACTATACCTATTAAATAATAGCTCTACAACAATACCCATAGATGGTTCAAGTCTTTATATATATGGAAATACTCTATCAGACTCTGGACAGTTAGAATATAAGACAAATGAAACGTCAGAGTATGTCTATAAAGAGCCAGTAATTTTTGAAACTAAATGGATTCAAAATTTAGACGACGTAGAAAAACTAGCAAACTGGATTAAGGGTAACGTAATAAATAAAGGTAAAATTGTAGATATGGAAATATTTGGAAATCCAGCAATTTCAATTGGTGAAATTATTACCATTAAATACCCATATGTTGAGATGAGCGGGGATTCTGAAAAAGAAAGATTTATATTTACTAACGTAAAGCATGAGTACAAGGATGGAGGTCTAACTACTATACTGTCTGCTAGAAAGATTCACTTCTCTAGCTTATAATGGTATAATAAATTATTATGGTAAAAGCAGTGGACCAAAAAAT